GCCCAACACGCATCAGACGAGACCTGAAAATCGTGCTGTGTATTTAAAAGAGGCCGAAATTATATAATTGATCGGGGAAAGGATTGGGTTCGCCATTGCCATAAAGATAGTCGTGGTGGGCATTAAATGAGACCTCGAGAGGTTCGATATGCCTGAACGAAAGCGCGGCGTTGATGCGCTTCTTCGTGGCGTTGAAGAACTCCTCGCCGTGCTGCACGGCGAAGTGCAAAGCGTCTCGACAGTTGTCGCGCAACATGTCGGTTGGTTCCTTCGCTTTGCGAATCCAGTTGGTTAGCTCCTGTATGACGACTGGTTCAATAGGAGCGTGAAGGTGGTTGCCTATTTCGCAAGCTCGAAAGCCGCGGCGCAGGAAGGTGAGCGCAGAGAGATGGTCGTAAGGAGTCATATCCGTGCTCTTGTTGGCGCTGGTGAGCACAAAGCCGAACTTCGCTAGATAGTTTGCGATGTTACAGCGGTTGAAGATTGGTGCTATATGCTCAGCGACAGACACGATGTTGTCATCACCGTACATCTTGGTTCGGACAAAGCGGCGGAAGTTGTCGAGCGAGGCGTCGTAGCCTCTCGTCTCCCTTGCTATTCCCAGCCAGGAGCAGTACAGGATGATATAGTTGGCCATCGTGTTGATCACGGTCGTTGCGGGGTTGCCAGAGGGATGTCCGTTTAACGTGGTGAAGAGGTCGGTCCGGAATTGGTGAGTGGTGTGAGCGATTTCGTCGAAGAGCACTTCGCGCGCTTCAGCACCCTGTCCGTCGTAGGCGTCGTCGATGATGGATCGTATTGCGTCGAGTATTTGGGGGCTGATAGAGCCGTCAAAATTACTGTAATCGGCGTCGAAAGCGATGGTGCCGACGCTAGCCAAATACTCGTACATGCGAGTCCAGTCGTACGATTCGGGGTTCATGCCAACAGCGGAGAAGGTCTGACGGTGCGAGGCGTAGAACGCTGCAACGAAATCACCACAATACTTGCGGAACGAGATGACGTAGTCGACGGGTGGAATAGTGATAAGCCGGGTTTTGCCCTGCGCGACTTTCTCGACTGGTCGTTTTTCGTCTTTATACACGTCGAACCAAACTGACTCGATCCTCTCGCGGGAGCCGAAGCCAATCTCGCGCATGTCGAGACGTTCGCGGAGGACGCGGTCAGAGACGTGAAAGCTACCATTGTTCATGGTGAAAAGATGAGTCTTGCCCTTGACGTTAGAGCGCATCTTAGCGTAGGGCAGGCCAGGCGACGTCGACATGTCGATGCCGTGGCAGTACTCGTCTTCACCAGAGCCATTGATAGCTTCTTCTTCAGTCCAGAGTCGCAGGCGGCGGTGGTCGGGTTTCTTCATGAAGGTGTTGAGCTCGTAGGCCAGCGCGTGGGTGGCAGCGAGGACATCAGCTTCAGGGAAATTTAGAGTCGTCTTACCAAACTTAGGGACTGAGACTGCCGCAGGGTCCACGCCAGGATAGCGAGGATCGTTGCTAGTGAGCATAGCGGGCTCAGTCTCGTGCTCGTAGGCTTGGTCGAAAATGGATGATTGTCGAAGGGTGGTCGTACGTGGGCAGGAGGCACTTTCAGACGGGTGAACGCGGCCGTGCCGCAGAAGGGCGGTGGGTGGGACGTTGTTGAGGCAGTCGTAATTGGAAATGACTGGCAGGGTAGGTCCAGTCACTCCAGAGTCAATGCGACTCACGACCTGCTCGAGGAACTCCCGGGTGATAATGCTCCCGTAGGCCAATCTGGACGGATCGGGCGCGCCCCAGCCAGCGACGTGGAAGCCGAGGAGGGGAGAGCCGTTGATGTTGTCAGGCTCGATGATAAGAGTTCCACAATCTCCGTCTCCGACGTTGGTCGCGTCGTACTCGAGGTGTGTAGAGAGGCGGTAATCAACATTACCGTCTGAGTACAGCAAGGCGCCCTTGCAGTGCACGGGGGTGGGGGCTACACGGTAGCCCAGACCCTCGTGCACCAACAAGGCTGCGTCGATGGACTTGCGACCAGCGATGGATGACTCGGTGTGGAATAGTGGGATGTTGTTGGGGTATGAGTTGAAGGTGGCGGGTAGACGGTATACACAGAAGTCTCTTGCAGGAAAATGGGTGAAGTCTGACTTCTGAGCGTTGATTGCAATGCCGTTCACTACCACCTGCACCTCGTCTCGAATTCTGTTGTACAGATGGCCTGGGAATCCGACGAGTTTGCCCTTAAGGGGAAAACCGTAAATGCCGGACGTTCCCACGTGGGCAGAGATGACGTGCGGCAGGATGCGTTTGGCGATGGCTTGTTCGTTGTTGTCGGTGGTTCCTCCCTGAGCGGAGGGCGCCATGTACGGCACGGTGGGACGGTGGGTGGTGCGCCAGTTGATACCAGACTGTGGGACAACAGCTGGTTGTTTAGCGGCAGCAGCTTTGGAAACTGTGCGCATAGCCCAGAGGCAACCGACTGCAATCCCCATCCATTTAATGTTGGTTGACATAGATGGTAAGGCTTTGCCTATCTGGGAGCAGAACTTGCTCCACACTCCTGTGTCTGCGTCTTTGCAGCGGGCAGCTTTCACGGCGCGAGGCACGTGTGGAAGCACGCCAGCATTGATGGCAAGCAAGCACTGATGCTGGAGTGGTGTCAGTTGGACGTCGATAGGTTCGAAAATGAGGTTTGGTTCGTTACCGACGATGCGGAAGCGGATACCGTCGAGAGTGCGCGAAGCACTGTTGATCGGGTCGAGAGTGTACTCTCGGCGCCGGACGACGGGCTCGACTTCGGCATTGGTAGTGGTATAGTCAGTGTACATCTTCGCAACTGCCTCGAGCCCAGGTGACTTTGGGAGCGTGGCAAGCTGTTTCAGAATGTGTTCGCGCATCTTGACGGCGATGACGTAAGTCATCTCGTCAGCTGTCATGGCGTCAGGTGGAGGCTGAGCAGGAGGAACGACAGCTTCGTTAGGATCGAGGATGATAAAGCGCTTTCCGCCTGGAGTGTTCCAGGGGTAGGCGTGGATGAGGATGTTGCGGCGGGACCAGATGTTGGCGGGT